TCTAACCCGTCGCTTGTACCATATGGATTCTTCGGGCCTCCGAAGTATCCGAATGTTGTAGTGACCGGCTCAACCGCCCTCGCTTTTGACAAAAACTGTCCACCGAAAATAATCATGGGAGCGCTTTGTACTGCTCCCGGTAAACACAGCCATGGCGGCGCCGGCAATGGTGTCGATGTAGGTATGTCAGGCGGTATTGGTAAAGACGGCAGAATGAGAGCCACTTTCGAATTCCCAACGGCTCCGCTGGTAGCTACCGATACAGATACAGGCTTAACTAACAGAAGTGATGTCATCTGGGGTATGCGTTCTGGTAGAACAGCTACTTCCGCCGGAAAGCCAGCCACTGGTCTTGGCGATGTCCACAGAATGTTGTTTGGCGGCATCGGAGACGATCCTAGCACACTAGGAAAAGCAAATCGCGCTGGTTTCTCTAAAGTTGGTGTCAAAGCAACCAAGACACTCACTGTTGGTAGCAGAACAATGGATGTTGGCGACACTCTGGCAATTTCAGACGGCCATGGCACCACTTTTACAATCACGCTCGCCAGCGGCACCGGCGCCGGCGAAGACGGCATTTTTGAAGATGGTGATTATGCCGGCGCCAGCGGCACCACCCCAAGTGTCATATATAACGTTGCCTCCGTTGTTTCAGATACCCTTTTCGCAAAAGGATTAACTAATGCCATTAGAGGCATCTTTAGGCACGCAGATTCTATCTACAAAGTAGATGCGGCAGAATATGTCGCTGCCGGTCTTAATATTGTTATTACCAACACCGTAGCCGGAACAATTGGAAATGCAAGCAATATCCAAACCGGCGCCGGCGACAAAATCGCGGCCGACCTTAGTATCGCAGCCGGTTCGCCCGGTGTAAATCTTCTCGGCGGATTAGACGTTGGTGATGCGATTGGAGCTACCGGAAACGGAGGGCTCAACCAGATAGTTGACGGCTTCGGATACATCTTCACCTTAGATGATGTTGTCTCCGGAAGCACACAATTCACCTACACCTCTGGCTCAAGATTGGATGGAACAAGTTACACCGCACAAGCGGGTAAAGACTATAGAAGTATGCTCGACCTTGGATATGATAGCTTTACTGCTCCGTTCTTCGGAGGATTTGACGGATTTGACATCACCAAGCCAGATCCGTTAGCAAACTCCCAAATTGGGAGCGATAGCTCAGCGACTAGTTACGAATACCACACGTATCGTCAAGCGCTTGAGACAATAGCCGACCCTGAATTGTTAGATTTCAATGTTCTCGCTGTGCCGGGACTTACCAAGGAATCTTTGACCAATTATCAGATGGAGCTTTGTCAAGAAAGACGAGATGCGCTGGCTATCATTGATTTACCGGATGCATACACACCGTTCGCGGAGAATGTGACTGCGACCCCTCTCAAGGCAAACGAGAGATCAAACAGAAACATCTCCGGAATTGTTTCGGCCCTTAGATCAAGAAGACTCGACAACTCATACGCATGTACGTTCTTCCCATGGGTTCAAACAAGAGACAGAACGGGTCAGACTCTCTGGGTACCGCCTTCTGTCGCGATGATGGGAGTTCTCGGTTCTTCAGAAGCCAAGTCTGACGTATGGTTTGCACCCGCAGGATTCAACCGCGGTGGTCTTTCTGACGGCGCCGCTGGAATCCCGATTACCAATGTATCTTCAAGGCTCTCTTCCAGAGAAAGAGATCAGCTTTACGAAGCCCACATTAACCCAATTGCCTCATTCCCCTCCAGTGGAATTGTGGTATTCGGTCAGAAAACTCTTCAAATGAGACCTTCGGCTCTCGATAGAATTAATGTTCGTCGATTGGTGATTTACTTGAAAAAGCAAATTTCCATTCTTTCGACACAGGTTCTTTTCGAGCAAAACGTACAGGCTACATGGAACAGATTCAAGGGTCTTATCGAACCGTTCTTGGCAAACGTCAAGACTAGATGCGGACTTACGGAATATAGACTTATTCTCGATGAAACTACCACAACACCTGACCTTATCGATCAGAACATCTTGTATGCGAAGATTATGGTCAAACCTGCTCGCGCAATCGAGTTTATTGCGATTGATTTCATTATTGCTAATACTGGTGCGTCATTTGACGACTAAAAACACTAACTAAACTAGTTAACTTAAAGGGAGAAAACAACTAATGCCGTTTTGGTCAACCAACTTTGGACAGGAAGGGGAAGATCCTCTCAAAGATCCAAAAAGAAACTTTAGATTTCACATTGATATTCAAGGAATTCAGACTTCGCAAGGGGGTGCCATGCTTTGGTACGCGAAGGAAGTTAACAAGCCCGTATTCAGTGTGGGTGAGGCTACTCACGAATATTTAAATCACACGTACTACTATCCGGGTAAAGTAACGTGGAACGATGTTACTATCAAAATGGTCGACCCGGGCAAAGATCCAGAAGTCGCAGCCACTCTTGCAGGCATCTGTCAAGGTTCCGGTTATCAGCTTCCAAGAACTCCCGACACTGACAATCTCTCTAGCCTCTCTAAACAAAAGGCTGTTGGTGCCCTTGGTACCGTGACGATCACTCAAGTTGACTCTGATGGTAGAACGGTAGAAGAATGGAAGTTGTGGAACGCATTTGTGACAGAAGCAGATTTTGGTGGCACTTTGGCGTATGGTAACGAAGAGTTAACCGAATACACTCTCAAGATGAGATTTGATTGGGCTGAACTTAATACGTCTGAAACTGGCAATGCCATTATTAAGCCTGATAGCAAGTTCTTCGACATTTCAAGCGAATAGACTACAATAAACAATCGACATATATTATAATGAATTAGAGGTGTAAATTGTCTAGAAATAAAGATCGGCTCGGCACGGGAGATACAACCCCGGAACCGTCGAGCCCCCCAGTCGCCGCAATGGATTCAAATGTTTTCTCCTTTGTAGTGCCGACCGAGTTCGTGAAACTCCCATCAGAGGGTAAATACTATCCAGCTGATCATCCCTTGTTTAATGAAACTACGATCGAAATTAAGCAAATGACTGCAAAAGAGGAAGATATTTTAACCTCTATAGCTTTAATTGAAAGCGGTGTTGCAATAGAGAGGTTGCTACAAAGCATCATAATTAACAAAGCAATAGATCCCAGTACGTTGCTTATCGGAGATAGAAACGCGATCGTTATTGCGGCCAGAGTGTCTGGTTACGGCAATATGTATAGAACAACGATTACATGCCCAAGCTGTGTTACAGAACAAAAACACAGTTTTGATCTAAACAATGCTAAAATAATCACAGCGAGCGAGATTCTGTCTTCGCTGCCTGATGTAGTCAGTGTTTCAAATTCTGGTACGTATGTGGTGACATTACCAAAATCACAATTGGTTATTGAAATGTTGCTTTTAAATGGCCGCGACGAGAAAAGCTTAACTAACAAGCTTGTTGGTTCCAAGAAGGGTGGCCCCCAAAAGCTCGTTACAACACAGTTAACTCACATGATCAAGTCTGTAAATGGAAATTCTACAGAAGAAGCGATCGAGTATGTTTCGCAAAATTTGCCTTATGGCGATTCAGCGTTTCTCAGAAAAATATATGCTAAAGTAGTCCCGAATGTAGAACTTTCACTTGGTTTTGAGTGTCAATACTGCGAACACGCCGAGGAAATGGAGGTTCCGCTAGCTGCGGAGTTTTTTTGGCCTGACTCCTGAGTACATGGAGAATGTCTATGAACAATTCTTTTTCCTAAAACATTATGGTGGTTGGTCTTTTGTTGAAGCCTACAACTTACCAATCGGCCTTAGAGACTGGTTCGTCAATAAACTTATAGAACATTTAGAAATGGAAAGTGAAGCACGCAACAATTCGTCTTCCGGGAAGGCCCAAACATTGTCGGCTGCAAACCAGCCACAGAGACCCCGCGGAGCGGGTAATAAGTAATATAAAAAGTTTGGTCAAACTATTTAAATTATAGGACCTAACATATATGTCAGCAGAAGACGAATTACAGGACATTAAAAAACTACTGGGACAGATCCGCGATCAAAACGCGGCTTCTGCCGGCACCGGTGGTGTTGATGCTGCCGATCTCGACAATTACACGAGAGAGCTTAAACTGGCACGTCAAGAATTAGACATGTTAGAGAAGGGCACCGGCGCCTACAACAGAAAACAAAGAGAAGTAGAATCTCTCACCAGACAAACAAGAAATGCTTTAAAAGATCAAAGAGATCAGACCGATTTTTTAATCTTGTCCACTCAAGGATTAACTGGCGCCCTTTCCATGGTTACCAATGCTCTGGATAAGGTTATAGTAAAAGCAGGCGAAATGGTTGCAGCCATCATGGCCGACGCGAAGGCCCTTGACAACTTAACAATCAACTTTCAGGCCGCAACCGGCGCTAGCGCAGAAATGGCAACCAACATGGGATACCTTACCGATCGCCTAAGATTGTATGGCATTACGAATGAAGACGCTTCAGCAGCAGTTGGCGAGTTATATGCTAATTATACAGGCTTTAGTCGTCTCAATGTGGAACAACAAGCTGAGATAGCCAGAACCACTGCTTTGATGAACGAGCTTGGAGTCTCCTTTTCGGCGTCGACGCAAATATTGGAATCAGGCACACGAACTCTTGGTCTTTCTCTAGGAGAGGCTGAGAGCCTTATGATGGACATGCGTGCTACTGCTATGGCCCTTGAAGTGCCAATAGAGAACCTAACAAGAGATTTTGCATCTGCGGAAAATATGATCGCTGCTTTAGGTAAAACAGGGACCGATTCTTTTAACAGAGTTGCCGCAGCATCGAAGGCTACGGGCGTTGAAGTTAGCACTCTACTGGGCCTAGTCGAAAAGTTTGACACATTCGATGGTGCTGCTAGCGCAGTTCAGGGTTTGAATGCAGTTTTAGGGGGCAATTTCCTTGATTCAATTAGCATGGTTCAAGAAGTAGATCCTGCAGAACGATTTAGAATGATTCGTGATGCAATTTTTGAAGCCGGCCACTCTGTAGAATCGCTAGCAAATTCTAATGATTACTATCTTAAAAAATCATTAGCTGCCACATTGGGGCTCGGAGTATCAGACTTTATGAAAATGCTGTCTGGTGACGTTGAAGAGTTAACGGGCGCCGTAGAAAACGCCAGTTACAGTTTCGATCAAATGAAAAAAGATGCATTTGGCCTAAAAGGTTTTGATGAGGTTGTTGATGGCATTATGGGATCGTTTAAGAGACCAATCACAGAAATACAAAAAGCTAGCAGAGCTGTATTTGAAGGTCTGACACCGACCATTGGACTATTTGAAAAATATAATGCAAAATTAATTGATAGTACGAACGCTTTTGTTAAGAAAAATGCGAAATTGGTTGGTGCCGTTGGTTTGTTGTATAATTTGGGTAATGTTGATGGTGTACAAAAAGGTTATGAAATCTTTAAAGGTATTGCCGGATTCACGGGCACAATGTTGAGCAACATGTTTTCTCTGAAAGGGATGTTGATGATGATTGTCGGAGGGTCACTATTTGCGATAAGAAAGGATTTAACTTCAATTTATAAAACATTTCATAAAGGCGGCTTTATGGCCGGTATGACCGCACTGTTTGACGCACTAAAGGCTAAGGTTACAGAATTTCAGGACTATCTTGACAAAAGATTCGGCATTAACAAGTCATTTATAACTAAAGGATTAAAAGCCTTTGCAGCCTTGGCCATGGAAGGTTTTCATTATTTGAATCTTCACTTTTTGGGCCCAATGAAGGATTATATAGTTTTTGACTTGCTTGACGATTTTAAGTATATGCTAAAAGCTATAGAACCATACGTAAGCAAGTTTGTTACGTTTTTATCAAATTCGATCAAACGAATGATGGCTCAGATCTTTACGGGAAGATCTTATCAGATGCTTAAAGGGTTCGGTATTAACCTCCAAGGCACTCCGGTACCAGAAAACGAAACTGACGAGGAAAAAGCTGCAAGAATTACAGCAACAAAAGAAGCCAATCAACTTAGAAGAGCCGGCAATCTGGTAACAGCAGAAGCAAAAAGAAAAGGCGCCGTAGCCGATTTTACGGGTACCCGCGGCGCCGGCATTATAAGTAGAGATGTCAATAAGGCAATTGGAGCGGTACAACACCAGCTTAAGCCTGTTGTTGCTGCCAGCAGCAGAGCAGTTGATTCGGCTGCTAAGGTAGTAAACAAAGTGGGTGATGCGATAATACCCGCAGTAGCTGAAGGTTTGGCTAGAGCAAATATGAAAGTAGATGTTTATGTAGACGGCGAACAGTTAGCAGGCACTGCCGCCAGAGCGTCGATGAGTGTTTTAAATGATACCGGCCGCCGTGCCGTGCTGGAAGGCCAGTAGTAAAAGGAATTATTCGCTATGTCTAGAAGTGATAGAAATGATGATACTAATTATTTTAACGTATCTAAGTACGGCCGCGACAGAGGCGTAAAAAATGATAGCCTAGTAGACGTTACAGATGCCTACGCGAATTATGGCAAGTTTGTAATATCTTTTCAGCATATAGCCACTGGCAAAACAGTGTTTTTTAAGGCGTTCATAACAGATTATAGTGAAGCTTTCTCTGCTCAGTGGACACCTACTGCGGTTT